TGGCGTTCCAAGTCATCTTGGTTGAGCCAGTTGCAGCTGCTGATGAAACAGCGACTGGTGCTCCCAGCGTGTTCTTACCCACGTCATCCGGTGTTGCCGAAATAGAGAACACAGCAGTCGGCGCACCAAGCGTGTTCTTGCCATCTGCATCCGGTGCAGCCGAGGTCATCAATACTGCTGTCGGCTCACCATCAACGATACTCATTACGTCAGCGGGCGTGGCAGTCGGTGAAGCAGTCCATACCTCTGATGGCGCTCCGAGCGTCTTCTTGCCCACCACGGCTGGTGCGGCAGAAGTCATCAACACGGCGACAGGTGCCCCGGAAACAATACTGATCACTGCGGCTGGTGTGGCACTGATCGAGAACGTCGCCACTGGTGCCCCAGTCATTGGACTGATCACCTCGGCTGGCGCAGCACTGATCGAGAAGACAGCGACCGGTGCTGTATCCATCATTCCAATCACGTCAGCCGGTGCAGCACTGATCGAGAACACGGCTACTGGCTCACCGGTTGTGTTCTTGCCAACGTCTGATGGTGCGGCGTTACGTACAGCGGTCAAGATCACATCGGCAAGTGGCGATAACACATGGGATGATGAAGACACCGACATCCCAATTGTGGGAACAGGATTTGTATAGGAGTAAGAGATGGGTGATTTTCATAACAGGAACTTTCCAGATGCTGTCGATAGTGATGACGTGCTGTGGTTTATCACTGAGTGGCGCATTCAGATAGAGCCAAACAAGTGCATCGACTGTGGAGGGGATTATTCTATCTACCCGAACCAGTTTGAAGACTTGCCACCGGGGACGACCAAAAAGCAGGCACTGGCAAGGCTCAAAGAGTTCGAGACCAACCGCAGAGAGAACGTGTCAACTCACCCTGATGCCCCGGTGCGACAAACCTTGTTTTTATCAAGGATTGTCAAGAAGGTGGACATCACTGACGACGACAACAACCTGTACGAAGAAGAGGACTACGTGAATGGCTAATCCGTGGATTACTAATGGTGGGTGCATCAACGGCATCCGTTTTGCTCTGGATGGTGCTGGCGCAGGTAACCGTAACTGGGTGGCTGCTGCTGATACAGGTTTTGAGTTCAACGATGCGCAGACAATCATTGTCGCCATTGCTTACGACTCAGACGACATGAATGCGATCTCCGGTGACTTTTACCTTGAGTGGCAGAATGCCACCCATAGCGATGGCTGGAATAACTTAGCCTCTACCGGCGAACTGGCGTGGGCGACTGTATCTGATTTGTCTAACGGCGCTGCCGTGGTCACTGGCGAACGCAATGGCACGGAGAACTGCTCCACTATGGGCGTGACCCATACAGATGGTGTTGAACGTGAAGGTGCAAACGAAGTCACCATGTCCAACGTCGCATCGAAGCTGGTCTTCGATACGCAATGGGCAGTTGATCTGTCCGGCGCTGATGCTGCCAACGGTGATGAGTATGAGTTTAGGGTGTCTGAGTCAGGTGGAGGCTCTGGGGTATACAAGACGTTTACTGCAACGATCACAGTCATCACGGCTGGCAAGATTGACGGCATCACCAAGAACGCTAATCGCTCAGCGGCTGTTGGTGGCGTCACGGTTACTTGCTGGATTTCCGATGGTGCTGGCACTGATCCTAAACCAACCGGCCCAATCGTGGATCAGGTTGTCTCTCATGTTAGTACCGGGGTGTACACCCTTGGTGGATTGGCGAGCGGCCAAGACTACTTCTTGCACTTTTATAAAGACGACACAGCTGATCTGTCAGATGGCTCAGTTCCGGTGACTTCAGTAGACGCATAATGGCTGATCCGTTCCAAAATGGCTCGCTAAGAACTGAGGTTCAGAAGGGTACTGGCGATCCGCAGGATGGTGCGCTTCGTACTGAGGCTGAGAAAGAACCTGCTGGTGGAGAAACAGCTACTGGCGCACCTTCAGCTTTCTTACCAACATCATCAGGTGTCGCTGAGGTACTGAACACAGCTACCGGTGCGGCGCTCGTTGCGCTTGTCGTCTCTGCCGGTGCTGCGGTCGTCATCAACACGGCTGATGGTGCTCCAACGACATTCTTACCAACGTCAGCAGGCACCGCTGAGGTCATTAACACGGCGAGTGGATCGCCGTCCATCTTCCTTCCCACCTCTGCTGGTGTTGCAGTCATCGAGAACACAGCGGATGGCTCACCAGCGATCATACTGCCAACGTCGAGTGGTGCGGCTGTCGTTGAGAACACAGCCAATGGTGCGCCAACCACGTTCTTACCCACCTCTGCCGGTGCGGCTGGCGTCGAAAGGAGTGCCGCAGGCTCACCGTCTGCTTTCCTGCCCACATCAAGCGGTCTCGCAGAGGTTATCCATACAGCTCAAGTCGGTGGCGATACTGGCATCGACAGCACCATAGGTTTTATTAGCTCAGCCGGTGCGGCGGAAATACAGAGCGGTGCTACAGGCGCTCCTTCAGTCTTCTTGCCTACCTCTGCGGGTGTCGCAGAAGTTATCAATACCGCTGCCGGGTCACCTTCAGTTTTCTTGCCCACGTCTGATGGTACAGCCAACGCTGACGCAGGTGCGGTGGATGAGAGTGCTACGGGTGCGCCAGATGTATTCCTACCCACGGCTGACGGTGCTGCATTCATCTGGCCCAGAGTTTATCTGAACACCACCAAGACCCTTATTGGTGCGACCGAGATGACGGTCACTGCTGCGACAGCAGATGGCACCTCAATCACATTCGATGATCCTGCTGGACCACCGACAGGCAACATATTCTTAGGAGTCGAAAACAGAAACAGCGGCGACGTTGGGTGGATTGCAGTTGTAGTCGGCATCTTTGGCGGGGAGTCTGCCAACGGTGCTCCGTCAGTATTTTTACCAGTTGCGGCTGGCGTTGCTGAAGTAGAGAACACAGCTACCGGCGCACCACTGGTATTTTTACCAGTAGCTGCTGGTGCCGCCGAGGTCATCAATACTGCGACAGGCGCAGTCTCGGTCTTCTTACCAACAGCAGCTGGCGCGGCAGTCATTGAGAACACGGCTGATGGTGCTCCCTCAGTATTTCTCCCGACATCTGCTGGCGTGGCAGAGGTTATTAACACAGCGGCTGGTGCTCCCTCAGTTATCTTGCCAACGTCAAGTGGTGCTGCAGAGATCAGCTTCACGGCTGATGGTGCTCCTTCTGTTTTCCTGCCGACATCGAGTGGTGCTGCCAAGCTGGGCTTTGCGGCTACCGGCGCACCTTCAGTATTCTTGCCAACGGCGGCTGGTACGGCAGGGTTGGTACGCAGCGCGAGCGGCGCTCCATCGACCATCCTGATCACAGCATCAGGCAGTGGCTTCGTAGGCAACACGGCATTTGGTTCTCCGAGCATCCTCTTACCTACATCGGCTGGTGTAGCGAACAGCGAACGAAGCGCTACCGGTGCTCCTGATATTGCGATACCAACCTCTGCTGGCGTTGCAGAAGTTCTTAATAAAGCCAGTGGCTCACCATCAGTCTTTTTGCCCACGTCTGCTGGCACGGCTGAAACAATCAAGACAGCCACCGGAGCACCATCGGTATTCCTGCCGACATCTGCTGGCGTTGCAGAGATCAGCTTTGGAGCGACTGGTGCTCCTTCGGTCTTCCTGCCTACCTCGGCAGGCACGGCGGAAGTTATCAAGACTGCCGATGGTGCGCCTGCGGTCTTCTTGCCTGCATCGGCTGGTGTTGCTGAAGTTCTCAACAGCGCCACTGGTGCCCCGGAGATAACGCTACCCACATCAGCTGGTACGGCTGAAGTCATCAATACGGCATCCGGTGCGCCTTCAATTATCCTACCAACGTCAGCTGGTGATGCCACGGTAGAGAACATTGCTACAGGTGCGCCGGAGATCACCTTACCAACATCCAGTGGCGCGGCAGTCATGGAACGATCTGCCACTGGTGCGCCGTCACTCATATTGGTGACGGCTGCTGGTACTGGAGAGGTCGAAGGGGTATCCAATGCAAACGGTGCGCCTTCAGTATTCCTGCCAACGTCGAGCGGCGCGGCAACAGTAGAGAGACCAGCCAGTGGTTCACCGACAGTCTTCCTACCCACATCGAGTGGTGCTGCAGATGTCATCAGCACCGCTACTGGTAGTCCATCGGTCTTCCTGCCCACTTCGAGTGGTGCAGCTTTAATTGAGAACACGGCAGCTGGTTCGCCATCGATCTTCTTGCCGACATCGGCAGGCGCTGCCACTGTAAGCAGAGCAGCTACTGGTAGCCCATCAATCTTCTTGCCGACTGCCAGCGGTGCGGCAAGCATTGTCTTTACTGCGACTGGTGCGCCTTCGACCATACTGCCGACAGCAGCGGGTGTTGCTGAAGTCACCAACACGGCTGCTGGTAGTCCGTCGATCATATTGCCGACAGCGGCTGGTGTAGCCGAGACCAGCAACACCGCAACGGGTGCGCCTTCGATCATCCTGCCAACATCCAGTGGTGTGGCAGAAGTAACCAATACTGCTACTGGTTCGCCCTCAGTCTTCCTACCGACATCCAGTGGTGCCGCTACGACCAGCGGTATCAATGCTGCTAGTGGCGCTCCATCGGCGCATCTACCAACATCAGCCGGTGCCGCAGAGATTATAAAGACAGCCACTGGCGCTCCGGCAACGATACTCATAACTGCCATCGGTAATGCAGGTGGAGCCTTCTCTGCTACGGGTGCTCCTTCGGTCTTCTTGCCTACTGCAACCGGTGCCGCTGAGGTTGAGAACAAGGCGACAGGAGCACCGACAGTGTTCCTGCCCACGTCCAGTGGTACAGCGTTCGTAAACAACACGGCATTCGGCTCACCGTCCATACTGCTGCCTACGTCCAGTGGTGCCGTTGTCATGGAAAGAGCGGCTACTGGCGCACCATCGACAGTTTTGATAACAACCAGCGGTGTCGCAAACACCCTGAAGCAAGCCAGTGGCGCAGTCTCTGTTTTCTTACCAACAGCCAGCGGTGCTGCTGAGATTGAGAACACAGCAAGCGGCTCACCGTCTGTATTTTTGCCGATTGCTGCGGGTGTTGCAGAGGTTGGAAACGTAGCGAGCGGCGCTCCGTCGATACCGCTGCCGACAGCCAGTGGTGTCGCAACAAGCCCGTTTGGTGGTATCTTCAACGCAGCCGAGGTTTTCCCCACACTAAGCACCGTGACTATCACGCTGTATGATCCTGTTACCGGCGATGTTGAACCTCTCGATTACAACGTCTGCGATGAGATAACCGCGACAGGAGTCTTCCTTTGGGACACGGACAACCTAACAGATCAGCCAGCGCTGCTGACTGGCTATCAAGAGTTCGCCTATGCAATGACAGATGGCATTACGACTTCTGGTGGGATCATCGCTATGTTTGATCCGGCTGACTCTGCAAAACTGGATACCATCATTACCCAGACCACGGCTGAGTTCCAAGCTGATGCCGTCTGGGATGCACTCATCGCTGACCATGATGTCACTGGTTCCTTCGGAGAGTTCGTCGTGCGTCGTCTGCTGACGGTCGCGAAGTTCTTCAGTCTACGCACATGAACATAAACGCTGCAGAAGCCGTCAGTTTTGATCCTGCTATCAGCTGGACGCAGATACAAGCTATCGGTATGAAGCGCGACCTGAAGCAGTTTCTTTCTGAAGCATGGCACGTGGTCGAGCCGGGGAAGGAGTTCAAGGGTGGCTGGCACATCGATGCGATCTGTGAACACCTCACCTATGTGTCGCTTGGTGATATCGATGATCTGGTGATCAACATCCCACCACGACACAGCAAGTCAACCGTGGTCGCCGTCATGTGGCCTGCATGGGAGTGGACATGGCAACCTTCAACACAGTGGTTATTCGCTACCTACGCAAGCTCCCTTACAATCCGAGATTCGGTGAAGTGTCGTCGGCTGATCCAGTCACCGTGGTATCAGGACCACTTCGGGGATTGCTTTCAACTGTCGAGCGACCTGAACCAGAAGGGACGGTTCGACAACACCGCAAACGGTTACAGGCTGGCAACGTCAGTAGGTGGAACCGCAACCGGTGAAGGTGGCGACCGCATCGTAGTTGATGACGCGCACAACATGAAGGAGATCAACAGCGACACGATACGTGCAGGCGTGATTGACTGGTGGCGTGATGTCATGTCCACACGTGGCAATGATCCGAAGAAGCTCGGTCGTGTCATCATCGCGCAACGTGGACACCACCAAGACCTGCCCGGACATGTGCTGTCGTCAGGTAACTGGGTGCATTTGAACCTGCCCGGATACTACGTGCCGAAGACGCGCTGCATAACAAGAGCAAAGAAGAACTCAGTCAGAACTATTCCAGCGAATGAAAACCCGGCTGTCTATACCTTCGGTGATGACATTGAGCCGCTGGTGAAGGGTGAGCTTCTGTTTCGTGATCCACGCAAGAAAGAGAATGATCTGCTTACGCCGGAGCGCTTTGGTCAGGCAGAGATGGCTAAGCTGTCCTACGAACTGACTGAGCGTGGCTTCGAGTCACAGATTCAACAGAACCCTTCAGCGAAGGGCGGCAACATCATGAAGGAGCACCACTGGCGCGAGTGGACTGATGTTGAGTTGCCACAGATTCAGATGGTCATCCAGAGCTACGACACAGCCTTTGAAGAAGAGGAAGAGCATGATTTCAGCGCCCGGACCACGTGGGGTGTGTTCGAGCACGAAGAGTACCTCGATCCAAAGCTGCCATGGACAGCCAAGTACAAAGGTCAGAAGCGACTTTGCCTGATTCTGTTAGAGCGCATGAACAAGCGTATGGAGTTCCCAGAGCTGCGTGAGAACGCCATTGAGGCGGCACAGCTGTGGAAGCCTGACCGGGTATTGATTGAGAAGAAGGCAAGCGGTCACTCACTGGCACAAGAGCTGCGCCGTGGTAATTTGCCGATTGCACGTATCAAGGTAACGGACTCCAAGTTTGTCCGGGCACATGCTGCGTCACTGGTACTGGAGCGCGGTTGCATCTTCTACGTGAAGCGTAACTGGTCGGCAGAGGTGATACAGCAGTGCGGTAATTTCCCGGCTGATGACCATGATGACTTGGTTGACTCATGCACGATGGCAATGCTTTGGTTGCGCAAGAAGTGGAGCGCTGACTTCTTGGATGACGACGACGATAACGACAACTTGATGAACTATGTGAACAAGCCTGTTCGCATGTACGGCGGAATTAGAGGGATGAAGTAATGGCAGCTTTGGTAGATGCACCACGCGCACAAGAGATGCCGATGGATGAAGAGATGCTGTCCGGTGATTACGGTGGCACTCGCATAGTCCGTCGCGGCAACCGTGCCACGGTAGATTTTAATCCGGGCGCAGCACGCATGTCTCAAGATGACAGCGACGAACACTCAGCGAATATCATGCACGACCTTGATCGCCGGGAACTTTCTGAGCTGGCAAACAAAATCATTGAATGGGTAGACGTTGACCTTGAGTCACGCAAGGACTGGGAACAGCGCATGGAGCAAGCCATGGAGCTGATGGGTCTGAACAACATACCCATGGAAGAATTACCCTTTGATGGTGCGAGTGCGGTCACTTACCCGTTAATCGGGGAAGCTGTGGTGCAGTTCCAGTCTCGTGCCATTGAAGAGGTGTTCCCCTCTGAAGGACCAGTCAAGACCAAGATTGTTGGTGAATCCACCATAGAGAAGCAAGAGCAGGCTGATCGCGTGAAGAATCACATGAACTACCAGATTCTCGATCAGGATCGCAGCTACTTCTGGCAGGTGGACCAGATGCTGTTCTATCTACCGCTTGGTGGGTCAGCCTTCAAGAAGACTTACTTTGATCCCACCAGCGAGATGGTGGTGAGCCGCTTCATCAAGTCACCTGATTTCATTGTGCCGTACATCGCGACCGACCTTGCGTCAGCACCGCGCTATACACATCGCATGTTCAAGAATGAATCAGAGATGAAGAAGCTGTTTGAGTCGGGCTTCTGGGAAGAAGTTGATTTACCTTTGGTCACTCCGTTTGCCACTGATACCTTGGACGACAGAGAGCGGTATCATCAGGATCAGGCAGATTCTCGTAGTGCTGATGTGCATTCAGACGACAACGTGTACACCGTATACGAATGTCATTGTGACCTTGAGCTGGAAGCAGACCAAGATCGCTATAAGCGTAAAGCGCCGCTGCCCTATATCGCCACGGTAGAACGTGAGACACGTGAAGTGCTGTCGATTCGCAGGAACTGGAAAGAAGATGACGCGCTGATGCAGAAGCGAATCTGGTTCACGCATTACAAGTATCTTCCGGGCATTGGTTTCTACGGCTTTGGTCTGCTGCACATGATTGGCAGCGTATCTGAGGCAACATCAGCAACCATTCGCGCACTGCTGGATGCGGCTGCGTTCGCCAACATGCAGGGCGGCTACGTCTCCAACGATGCGAAGATGGCACCCGGAGATGAGCACATAGCTCCGGGCGTTTACAAAGAAGTCAACATGACAGCTGAAGAGCTGAACCGTGCATTCTATACGCCGAACTTCAAAGAGCCGTCTCAAGCGCTCGCCAAGCTGTTTGAGATACTTAGAGATGCAGGTAAATCATTCTCGTCAACCACGGAAGTGATGACTGGCGAGGCAAAGAACACTGGTCCGGTGGGTACTACCATCGCTCTCATAGAGCAGGGCAGCAAGCCTTTCTCAGCCATCCATCGTCGCTTGCATATGGCGGCGGCTGAAGAGTTCAAGCTCCGTGCTGAACTCAACTATGAATTCTTGCCGGACCAGTATCCGTACAAGGTGGAAGACGCAGAAGCGGTTGTCATGCGTAATGACTATGACGGTCGTGTTGATGTCATTCCCATCAGTGATCCAAACATTTTCAGCTCAACACAGCGCATTGCACAGGGACAGGCGCTGATAGAACTCAGTGATGCGCATCCCGCTTTGTATAACCAGATGGAGTGCCATCAGCGCTTTCTCCGGGCGATACGCATTCCTGATCCTGAAGGCGTGCTGCAGAAGGAAGAGAGCGTCAGGGAAGACCCAGTGCAGGAGAACATGAAGATGCTGCAGGGTCAGGGCGCAAAGGCGTTCATGGACCAAGATCACGATGCACACATCACGGTGCATATGAATTTTGTCAATGGTTTGCAACCAGAAGCGCTGGAGCAGATGGGGCAGATCATGCAGGCACACATGGCTGAGCATTATGCGATGAAGTATTTCGTTGAGATGCAGCGGCAAATGGGTGGACAGCTACCAGCTCCGGGTTCATACAGCGCGGAACAGCCACTTGATCCAGAGATGGAGCTGCAAATTTCACAGAGGGCAGCTGATATTCCACAGATACAGATCATGGAACCCGGTGAAGGGATGGACCCAGAGGAAGAGCAATTCGAGAGAGAGGAGGCACGAAAAGACGACGAGCATGAAAGAGACCAAAGCAGGAAGGATGAAGCGGCTCTCGCAGACATTAACCGTAATGACTTGGCTGCACTGAGCAAGGAAGACCGTGAAGACTTCCTTGCCAACCAGAAGCAGGCACGTGAAGATCGTGCAGCAGCAGCCAAAGAAGAAAGAGACGATAAGGCCAACGAAGCCAAGATCAAACGAGACGCAAAGGCTGCGGCGGCAAAACCGAAACCAAAGGCACCGAGCAAGTAAGGTGAGTGCAGTAAATGTAAGCCCAAAAGACGTGCGTGCGGCACGCGAGTTCTTGCGCAAGCGAGGGGTTCGCGGTGTATCCCCACGATCATTTGCCCGTTCCGCTGTTGAAACTGGCACAACGTACCAAGCACTGCTGGATAGTCTGGCAGGGGCAGCAAGGAGAAAAATAAATGGCAACGACACTTAGGAGCTTTCTGAATGACCTGAACGAGGTCGTGCAGAAAACAAAAACCAATCAAGCGCTATCTATGGCGAGAGGATCGATACCCGACATGGAGAAGTATCACCGTGCAGTCGGTCGCATGGAAGGCATGGAAGAGTGCGTCAAGATTGCACGTGAAATGCTGGGGCAGATGGAAGCAGCTATGGATGAGGGCAACCTACCAGAGATGATGCCGACGACGCCGGTCAGAAAGCCGCGCAGGAAAGCTGGTGCAAGCAAATGACGCAGGTTGACTTCAAAGCGCCTGAAACCGACATCGAAGCTGAGCTTCCAGTTCAGCCAATCGGTTGGCGCGTCCTGATCCGTCCGTATGAGGTAGCCAATTACTCAGAGGGCGGCATCGAGCTTCCAGAAGAGGTGAGAGAGTCTGAAGACCTCTTGTCCTACGTTGGGCAGATCGTTGCCATGGGCAGCGAGTGTTACAAGGTAGTCACTCGATCAGGCATTGACATGTCGAAGATTGATCCTAAGCCGAAGGTTGGTGACTGGATCATGTATGGCACCTATGGTGGGCAGACCATCAAAACCAAAACCGGAGCAAAGTATCTCATCATGAATGACGATGGGATCATGGGCATTGTTAGCGATCCTCATGCGTTCCGAGTGTACATTTAACAGGGGTAGAAAATGAGTAGACCAGAAGATCAGATCGTCTTTGAGAACCTTCACGGTACAACCGAAGACGAACCAGTTACAATAGACTTGGACGCTGACACGAAAGACGCTGGCATCACGCGCACTCCCGCTGAACAAGCGGCAGCGGCTGATGCCGGAAAAGACGACGACATCCAAATTGATGGGCTTCACGCCGCTGATGATGCTGTGGGGAAGCCCCTCGATGACGATGACGCAAGTAGTGCTGGTGAGGATGATGATTATTCAAAGAAGGTGAAAGCTCGCATTCAACGGGCAACCCGCGCTACTAAAAAGGAGCGTGAGCGTGGCAATTACTGGGAAGGTCAAGCCAGACAGTTAGCCAAGGAAAGCTATGAAAGCGAGAAGACAACTGCTGAGAATATCATCGAACGAGCCGACACTCAGCTTGAAAAAACGCAGTCCCAGCTCGAAAAAGCAATCGAAGATGGGCAAACGAAAGATCAGGTCAGACTAACGACAGAGCTTACTGATCAAAAAGCTGCAAGAGTTCGAGCTGAGGTCGCTCTGGAAAATTTATCACCGGATGGCAATGTACAACCATATAGTGGTAAAGTTGATGACAGCACATCTGAGAAGCAGTCGAAGGCTGATGATTGGATGGATGGTCACGGCGACTGGTACGGCGCGAGAGGCTTTGAACGCCAAACGCGCCTTGCCAATCGCATTGACAAGGAAGTTTATGCAGATGGGTTTCGCCCTGATTCTGATGACTATTTCGAGGAACTCGATAAGCGCATCAAGGAGAAGGAACCGAACTTATTTGATGATGTAGCTGCCGACGATGCTGATGATACACCGGGCAAGCGACCAACGTCGCCTGTCGCCGGAGTTGAAACAGCAGGAGTTCGTCGCCAGCGCACCAGTGGCAGTAAGGTTGAGCTTACGGAGGACGACTTCGCAAATATGAGGCGTTTCAATCTGGACCCAAGTGATCCAGAAGTTTTGAAAGAATACGCCAGAAATAAACGTGAAGCCGACCTACAGGAGCAAAGACAATGACTGCCAAGAAGAAAAGAAGCAAGAAGGTTACACCGAAACCAGCTGTAACCACCCATGGCGTAGACCATGGACACGAATCTCGTGTGGACGAGACCTCGGAGTACGATGCCACCTACCCGTTAGAGGCAGCACCTTACATACGTCCGTCAAGTTTGGACGCACCAGAGCCGCGAGAAGGCATGGCGCAGCGCTGGGTAAGACAGTCGCTTTTGGGTAAGGCTGATCCCAAGAACTTGAACCGAAGTTGGCGTGAAGGTTGGCGACCACGCTCGCCTGATTCGCTCTCAGAAGAGTGGCGCATCTATGCGAACTTCGCGAACAAGGACGAGGGGATGATCGTGGTGGATGATCTTATCTTGATGGAGATCGACTCCGGTGTTCTTGCAAAACGTAAACGCGCAATTGAATTGGTAACAGCCAATCAGATGCGTTCCGTTGAACATGACCTTGAGACATCCCAGATAGCTGGACATCCGATTGTTAAGGACCATCAAACATCGGTGTCGCACCCCGGAATACGGGTGCAACCAGCACAGGTGGCTGATGATGAATGAGGTAATGTTCAATGGCAAATCTCGACGCACCTAGGGGATTCTCCCCAGTACGTCACTTGCACGGTGGCACGATCCGCTATGAAGGTGGATTCACCATTGCAAGTGCGTATAACACCGCTATATACAGCGGTGATTTGGTGTCGTTAGCCGCTACCCGCGCAAATCAGGACATCGCATTGACTGCTGATGGAGCCGCCGAGATAATCGGTGTCTTCGCTGGCTGTCAGTACACCGCTGCTGACGGCAGTGTTGTGTGGAGTCCTTTCTGGGTGGCAAGCACGGCGACACTAGGATCAGCAGATGCAGAAGCATTTGTTTATGCTGATCCCGGCATCGTGTACGAAGCACAAGCAGATGGCACCTTGGCAGTTACGGCTGCTGGTCAATTTGCTGACATGGTTTCGACACATGCAGGAAGCGCAGTTACGGGTCGTTCTGGTGAGGAAATTCAAGCCTCATCTATATCGAACGATATTCTTCAAGTGAAAGTTCTTGGTCTTACGAACAAGGTTGATGGTATTACACCGAGCGATGCGGCTAACGATTGGTCGCGCTGGGAGTGCATCATCGCTGAAGGCGAAAGGATCGGAACGCTTCGCAGCGTCTCTTAAAGGGAGAATGAATTATGGCTATCATGAATCGCGCTCGCTTTAGGAAGGAGCTGCAAGAGGGTCTGAACACTGTGTTCGGTTTGGAATACAAACGCTACGAGCAGGAGTGGAGACCCATTTTCGACGTAGAAAACTCTCAGAAAGCGTATGAGGAAGACGTACTGCTTGCTGGTCTGGCAGGTGCGCCTGTTAAACCAGAAGGTGCGCCGGTCGTGTACGATCAGGGTGGTGAGGCATTCGTGTCGCGCTACGTGCATGAGACGATTGCCTTGGCATTCTCCCTCACGGAAGAAGCTGAGGAAGACAATCTCTACGGTTCTATTGGCAACAAGTACAGCAAGGCATTGGCACGTTCGATGCAGCACACCAAAGAAGTTAAAGGTGCGGCTATCTTGAACAACGGTTACGACTCGGGCTTTCCGGGTGGTGATGGAGTTACGTTGTTTAATGCCTCACACCCGCTCTTCGGCGGTGGTGTACAGTCGAACACGTTCTCGACACAGGCTGATCTGTCAGAAACTTCCCTTGAGGAAGCCCTGATCGCAGTCAGTAAGTTTGTTGACGAGCGGTCCATTCCGATTGCTGTCCGTGTAACCAAGCTGGTTATCCCACCTGATCTCATGTTCGTTGCTGAGAGACTTTTGGCGTCGCCTTATCGTCCGGGTACGGCTGATAACGATGTCAATGCTCTCAAGAAAATGGGCATGGTTCCGGGCGGGGCATATAAGAATCATCGTCTTACTGATGCAAATCAGTGGACGTTGCTGACTGACTGCCCCGATGGCTTGAAGCACATGGTCAGGAAGAACATCCAACGTGGACTTGAGGGCGACTTCGAGACCGGCAACATGCGTTACAAAGCGCGTGAACGCTATTCGTTCGGATGGTCGGACTACCGTGGTGCCTTTGGCAGCTCTGGTAGCACATAAGCAAGACTGAGTAGGTGCTGGGAAGGTATGGTGGCAAGTCGTGTCGTGGCGACGACCTGAAGCCACCCGGCACCGCTCTTAATTTTTATCCCTGACGACTACGTAAGTAGACTGGAGACAGACAAATGGGAACTCGAAGCACAGTTAAAGGTTACTGGCGACAAGGTGGTGACTCTGGAAGTAACGTATCAACACCCGCTGTAGTGCCATCGTTTATAGTTGCAGAAGGACTTTCAGCTACCGCTGATGCAGGCACAGGAACTAATAAGTTTTTGCCGATAGGTGCCATCCCGCTGGAGGTATGGGTTGTTGAAACAACCACTATCAGTGGCGGCACATCACCGATATTGGACATCGGTCTTGAACTGGATACGCCGGATGACAATGGCTTGTGTGATGGGCTTGACTATGAAGCCAACAGTCATACGCAATTTGAAGACGTGGGTGGGCTTGCTGGTACTTTGCTCGGTACGAAAATGACCGAAGAAGCTGAGCTAACCTACGGTGATGATGGCGTTGGCACGAACAACACGGCTGGAGTCATCTCCATTTACGTCTCATACGTGATGGCTGATGACGGCAAGCGAAACGACTAAGGGAGGGTAAGTCATGAGACGTACCCGCACAAGACCCTTTACAGGCACGACGCCCGTTGGCGTTGGCATCACTTACATTATTGTTGAGACAGCGCCTAGCGATACTGACATACAGGTTGTTGCGAATGGTACGGTCACCTTCACGGTAGACACGACTCTTCAAAACATCACGTATAGCGCGGCAGCTTTGAAAGCAGCAAACCTTCAGAGCCTTGACCCAAGTCGGTATGTTGATCCCACAGCAGCGATCTGGACGAACCTGATCGCAAGTGGAAGCATAAGCGCGAGAGCGCAGCTTACCGACAACGCAGTGTTTGCTTTTCGCATCAATATCACAGCAGGTGCAGCTGGCTCAGTAACCTACGCAATAACGCAAGGATAAGACCATGGCGACATCTGGGACGTACATCTTTAATCCCGATCTTGCCGAGATTGTCGATGAAGCCTTCGAGCGGTGCAGGGTTGATCCGGCGCACATAACTGTGCGTCACATCCTCTCTGCTCGCCGTTCGATGCGCTTCATGTTGATAGATTGGGCGACTCAGGATTATCAGAACTATCGGATTAAACAGCTGAGCTTCAACACCGTTGAGTCTCAGCAGGTCTATACCGGACCAACGGATGTCCCGGTCAACCTTGTTGACATCATCGGCGTTGTATTGCGCCGCAATGGTGTTGATACCCCGGTCGAGTTCATGAGCCGCCACGAGTGGCTGAACATCCCTGAGAAGGACATCGAGGGGCGACCTGATCGTGTGTTTATTGATAAACAGCGTGATGGCATTGACATGACCTTTTGGACCGTCCCTGAGAACTCAACTGACACCATTGTCTTCGATGCAGTGGTCAAGTATGAAGACTCCGACACTGCAGCCGACAACGCCGACATCTCGTGGTACATGACCGACGCATTTGCGGCAGGACTTGCATTCAGACTGGCAGAGAAGTATGCGCCGCCAGAACTTGAGCAAGCTCTATTTGCTAAGGCGGGAATGGCATTCACTAAAGGAACTAACGCAGCACGTGAACGTGGCTCAGTAAGGATTGTTCCTGAATCCGGGTTCAGGCGCAGGCGCGGAAGTGCAGGCAGGTATCGCTAATGAGTACCAAAAGCCTGCACAGATCATACGCTCGTGGCACACATGCCATAGCGGAGTGTCAGCGCTCTGGTCAGAAGATGCGCTACAGAGACTTGGTGGAAGACGGTCACATCTCCGGTTTGTTGGTGCATCCTGATTGGTGGGAACCCAAACACCCTCAAGAAATACCTGTCGAAGTCACTGATCCTATTGCTCTTTTTCGTCCAGCCCCGGAGATTTCCATACCTGAAGGGTACGGCGATCCAGAGAATCTGGATGGTGGCACAACGCCGACGACAACGACTGCTGCGGTTGCTGGCACGATCAATACCACCTTGACCGGTGGAGAAACCAGCATTGCATTTATAGATGCTGTTCCACTTGAACCATGGAACGAATGGCTGTTCATTGAGCTTGATGGCGGCGGCTTTCATGTATCGCGCATTGTGGAAGGCTATGCGTCAATCCATGGGAACACTCCAGTGTTCTTTCTCCCATTCACCACAGCGTTTCCATCAGGCAGTACTGCAACTGTTGGTAATGATTTTCATCTGGGAGAAGCAGTGAGATCAGCTACTGGCTCACCATCAGTCTTCCTGCCAACTTCGAGTGGTGTCGCTGCATGAGCAACAAAACATACACAGAGCTTGTCGCCAATCTTCAGGCATGGGTGGAAGATGATGACAACGAGTTCATAGGATCAATCGATGATGTGATCAACCTTGGAGAGATGCGCTTGTGGCGCGATCTTGACCTGTCCATATTCACGTCTGAAAACACTACACCGACTGTCGCGTCCACCGAAACCTTAACTAAACCCGTAACAGACACCGAGTTGGTAACGTGGCAGTCGCTTTACTATGACAACGCAGGCGAGCGCGTATGGCTCGAACTGCGATCAACCGATTTCGTCAGGGATCATCAGACGATAGGGTCCACAGCTCCACCTAAATACTATGCTGAACAGACTGAGACTGATTGGCTTCTATCTCCGATCCCTGACGATATTTACACAGTCAACACTCGTGGCACGACACGACCGACGCGGCTATCTGATGGCAATGCCACCACATGGTTATCGCTACATCAGGACGACCTGCTGTTCAAGGCATGTCTGGCTGAAGCTGAGGGCTTCTTAAAGGCTGATGATCGAGTGGAGATGTGGAAACAAGAGTACGTTGATGCCTTGCCGCTTGCGAAGCGCGAGACGTACACGATGCTGCAAGAACGATACAACCTGACGCCGATGGAAGTGCCAGCTTCCCCAACCAATCAGAGATAAGCAATGTCATACACATCAGACCAACTTCAACTCACGTTCCAAAATCTGGACGACAACCCGGATACTTGGGGTGATGTACTCAATGACAGCGCTCTGGAGTTATTTGAGGATGCCATCGCAGGCATGTCGGATGTCGTTCTCTCAGATGCCAACGACAAAGTGTTGGATACTACTATTGGTGGGGATGCTGCAACTCATTATCGCAAGATGATCATTGACATCAGCGGCTCGCCCGGTGGCGATACCAATATCATCGTGCCTGCTCGCACTGGTATCTATCTTGCCTATGATGGCTCAGGTGGTGGCGATACCCTTACCCTGAAGACACCATCAGGCTCAGGAGTGGAATTGGTAGCTACCGTTGCTATCTGGTGTTATTGCGATGGCACTGATGTTCTTTCAGCCGAGGTCAAAAACGCAGCAACCGCAACGCTGGCGACAACGGCGACGAACGCGACTCAGTTGGGTGGTGTTGACGCTGCTGACTACGCGCAGAAAGGTGTACAAAACCAATACACAGCTGGTCAGTCTACTGAGAGGGTCACACTGACTGATGCTGGCAACATCATCACGCCAACGCTTGCTGACTCAAACACCTTTTACGTGAAGTGGTCTGACAACTACACGCTGGCAGCGCCAACCGGTGGCAGCAACGGAGCAACCTTCAGTCTTGTTGCCGAGCAAGACACCGCAGGAAGCCCACCCTTCACGATCACCTTTGCGATCAACACGTTTATTTTTCCGGGCGCGACTGTGCCTGCTTTGTCAACAGCGTCAGGAGCAATTGATTATCTGGCGTTCGAGTTTGTAGACGACATAACTGGCGGTGGTCGATGGATGGTGACGGTCCTGAAAGGCTTTGGGGGGTAGCGAATGTGGAACAATTCCCTTGGGTTGTTTGCCGGAGGTGGCGAAGTCACTATCGTCTGTGATTCTGACACTTTAGTCGGAGACCTGTACTCATTTATTGGTAACCCAAGCTCAGCTGTTGATGTGCTTTTTACAGCTGATGGCTGTGATGTTGGCAACATTATAATCACCCTTGATTTTGCTGCACTTAGCACGTTCACCTTTATTGCGGTAAACGGTGGACGTTTCATTGGTCTTGGTGGTGATGGCGGCGGCGGCGGCGACGACTTGGGTATTTCAGGCACTGTTGGTTCCCCCGGCGTCGTTGGTGGTCATGCTATTGAGTCAAATACCTTTGACGTATCCATAGACATAGATGACGGCTTTCTGCTTGGCGGCGGCGGTGGTGGTGGTGGTGGTTCTTGGTGGATCGGCGCTCAAACACCGGGCGGCGGCGGTGGTGGTGGTGCAGGCTTTCTACCGACAACCGGTGGCATTGCTGGCACTGGATCACCAGCCGCAACAGCAGGGGGTGATGGCAACAATCTTGGTCCGGGCGCAAGCGGCAACGGTGGCAGCGGTCCCACCAACGGCGGCGGCATAGGTGGTGACTTTGGTCTCGGTGGTATTACAGGCGGGACCGTAGCCTTATCTACCGGTCTTCGTGGTGGACAAGGCGGCAGGGCTGGCAATGCTTTTCGCGGAACAGGTGGTGCTGCTATTTCATTCGATGGCACCGGCACTGAATCGGTGCTCAGGTTGGCGAGCAGGCTTAGAGGTGAAACCGAGTTCTTACTAAATGTGAGGCTTCGCGTTATCCATGCTTCTGTCTCTGGAATGTCAACGCACGGCTGGCAATTCGGATCAACCGGTCAACTGAGTTCCATATACGATGGCACGCCCTCTGGTTTTGCAAGTGATTGGATGCTTCCACCGTTTGCTTCAGGCAATGGTGATAATTACTGGGTTCGTGGCTCAGGTGTTTTAGGGCAAAAACTTTCAACGTGGGATACAGGCTTGGTGGATGGCACATGGTATCAACTGACCAGCACCAGATCATGGACGTTTTCAAAGGATCAGTTCTGGACAGCTGGTCAGCTGTTCGAGATACAGCGCACCGACATGGGCGCTGATGAAGTTATCGCTTCTATGTATCTGTTTGCGACCGACGAGAATGGCGTATGACACAGAAGGTTATCTTTCCACTGCCAATCGGTCCCGGTCTCTACACAGAACAGAGTGAGCGTGGTGCCGTTGGACAGTGGTTCAAGGCTGACAAGGTACGCTTTCGTAAGGGCTTGGCTGAGAAAATTGGTGGCTGGATTCAACTGCAACCACAGTTCCTTGGTACTTGTCGTCGCCTGAAGGACTGGTCGTCACTGGACGCCAAGCGATGGACAGCCATTGGCACGGAAGCCAAGTTGTATCTATGGCAGAACGAGACCTTGTACGACATTACACCTCTCAGGGACTCAGGGACGCTCACAGCGCCGTTCACGACCTTTGATGGCGAGACCAGAGTGCGTGTCGAGCATAGCAACCATGGTGTTGCTGCTGGCGACTACGTGCGCTTTGACGGTGCAATAATCGGTGGTGCGAGCGCCATTACGGTTGATGGTGAGTACAAGGTCGATAGGATCATCGATATCGATAACTACGAGATCACTGACGACGAAACAGCAGGGACTGGTGGTGCAGGCGAAGGTGGCAGTCCAAGCTACGAGTACGACATTAGCGCAGGAGAATCCAGTGCGATAACAGCAACAGGCTATAGCACAGGACCATACGGTCGTGAGGGCTACGGTAACGCACGCACAGGCGCTACGCTTGTTCTGGGAATCAGAACATGGTCACTGGACACGTGGGGTGAAGACCTGCTGGCATCTCCGACTGATGGCTCTATTTATTGGTGGGATCGATCTAAAGGCACAGGCGCACGCGCAGCAGCTCTTGGTGGTGATGCTCCTGTAAAAAACAAGTACATGGTCGTCTCACAACGCGACCGACACGTGATTGCTCTTGGAGCATACGATTTTTTCAATGATGCTTTCGATCCACTGTTGATTCGTTGGTCGTCTACTGAAGACCTGAACGACTGGATTCCCACCAGCACAAACACATCAGGCGATCTACGATTGTACTCAGGCTCAAAGATTATTGCAGGCGTCAGGTCGCGTCTTGAGACCGTCATTTTCACAGACGTGAGCGTGCATACGATGCCATTTGTTGGTGGCTTTGCTGTATTCGGTCTGAACATCGTTGGCGAGAACGTCTCGATACTGGGTGCGAATTGTGCAGTGCCGATTGATCACCGTGTGTTGTTCATGGCTGAGGCTGATTTTTATATGTATGACGGCATCGTGCGCATCATACCCTGCGACGTGCGCAACTTTGTGTACGACAATCTAAACAACGATCAGAAAGAAAAGGTCTACGGTGGACTCAACCGAGAATTCAATGAAGTGTGGTGGTTCTATCCGAGCTTCGATCCAGAGGCTTGGGCGCAACAGGACTTCTCACTTGGAATTCCACCGGGGTACTCGCTTGCTGCTGCATCTGGTGGGGGAACTATTGGTTACAGCTACGTATTCAACTCAGGTGGCTGGACAGAGATCGAAAACACAGCAGACAACGGCTATGAATTTGATTATGTCCTGACCAACGATGAACCACTGATCACTCCCGTTGAAGCCGAGTATGCCGTTGAGTTTGCATTCAATGGAGATGGTGGCGCTGCGACTCACTGGGGTGGCATGGTGTTTCTGCGTACCGAGATCACAGGCACACCAGACACAAGCTCTGATGATGCTCAGGGCATCTATGTCGAGGCTGACTTCTTTACTGACACGATTCGCATCAGGAAGAAGGTTGCGAGCGGCACAAAGGCTGTTCTTGTTAATGATCCGGGCACTGATACTTTTACGTCAGTGCTGGGCGAGGCAGTGGCGCAGGACACAAAATACATCATCACCGTGTCAGTCAACCTGTTAGAGATAACCGTGTACTTGAATGGCATTCAGGTGTGGCAGTTTGACTTGTCGGCTGCTGAGGCTCTTCTCTACACAGGTGGCTCGTTCGGTCTCCATGCAGAGGCGACAGCAACCATTGAGGGTGAATTCAAATTCTATAATCTGGCAGCAGGACCGCTTGAGATACTGACAACAACAGACTTCGATATCAGTCCGATTGAAGTCAACCGATACGTGGCATTTAATTATGAAGAGGGATCGTGGACCACAGGGCGAATGGCAAGAACGGCATGGTCAGATCGCTCCCCATTGTTGGAAAAAGCGTATGCAGCAGGCGTTGACCGATACCTGTATCAGCACGAGACAGGCACAGACGATAACGGCTCAGCAATGGTCGCAAACATTGAATCATTCGATATGGAAATCCCACCGGCTGGCGAAGAGCTGATGCACGTTGATCAACTGATCCCAGACTTCCTTACGCTCGAAGGAAGTATCGATGTGTCCCTGTCAGGCAAGAAATATCCGGGCGACCTGAACAGGATAGAGAAGGGACCGTACACGGTTACAGCGGGTACACGTAAGGTGTCAACCCGCATGAGGGCACGTCAGATTTCGCTAAAGGTTGAATCTACTGGTACGGGTGACAAGTGGCGTATGGGACACTGGAGAGGAAGAGCCGGAGCACACGGTAAGCGCTGATGCCAAAAATTCACTTTCCAGCATTCAACACCGAAAAGTTCAGTGGCTATGAGATACGTCAGCTTGTCTCTGCGCTTGAGCTGCGCTTTCAGGCTTTGGAAGCAGACAACGATTCACTGTTCGACACTGGAACTGACATCGAGGCTCATTCACACACTGAGTCTGACATCACCGACCTTGGTAACTACATTACAAACATCTCTGCGGAGAGCATCTTTGACCTGTCTGATGTCGATGGCACTCCGTCATTAAACGATACGCTGGTCTGGAATGGCAGCGGCTTTGAACCCGGCTCTTCAGGCACATCAATAGAGCTTGATCAACTGACAGATGTGTTTGTACCCAATCCCAGTGATGCTGAAGTTCTCACGTGGGTGACCTCTGCCAACCGGTGGGAAGCAACAGGCACGTCTGGCATCACATCGTTTGTTGATTTGACTGATACTGACCTGTTTGGTCAGGCACAGTTTGACTTGGCGTTCAATGCTACTGGCGGCGAATGGCAGCACACCAACGGCAAGCTGAGTTGGCATCCAGCAGCTCAGCATCTGCAGCTGGCGAACGGTTATTCAATTAACTGGCTGAATGGCGCTGGTACAACTGTAGAGTTGCTTGAGTTTACTGCCTTGATCGCAGCTGATACGGCAGGGGTTGAGCTGCTGGTGAAGTTTGAGGGTGCTGATGCAGCGACCGATTATACTGAAGTGTCTGCGAATGCAGCCGTCGCTACCTTTGTTGCGAACGCACAGATTGACACTGACCAGTTTAACTTTGGTGCATCATCATTGTTGCTCGATGGCACAGGTGATTCAGTTACGTTCCCTGACATTGCCGCCTATGATTTTGACACGAGCGACTGGACTGTTGAAGGCTTCGTGCGCTTCAATACACTGCCGCCGCTTGAGACATCTATTGGTCCGGGCTATGTGCAGTTCGCTATGTGGGGAGCGACAACGCCAGATGAATTATTGTCCTACGCCATTATTCAGGATGCTTTTGGTTATCGTGTCAGAATTGAAAGTGGCAGAACTGGGTTTGCTGAAGTAGGTACAATTTCAGGTGGCATCTCCACTGGAGTTTGGTATCACTGGGCTGTAACTCGTGAGAGTGGAACTATCAATGCGTACTTCAATGGCAATTTTGAGGTTAGTGATTTCGGTGTAGCTGATGCTGACATGGGTGGACCAACGGGACCGATCCGTATTGGCGCTCTGGATGCAAGCACAGCTGAACACGATGGTTGGATAGACGATGTGCGCATGACTATCGGCACGGCTCGATACACCGGCATGAGTTCGTACTCCATACCAGATGCTGACTTCGCTACTCCAACCCCAGAAACCCCAGAGCAGTTTAATATTGGTGATCCATCCTACGATACAATTATTGATGGGCTGATAACCAATATCACGTCTATTGCTACTTATCTCGATGGCAGTCTTAACATGCAGAATGATCAGCCAGTTAATTGGCTTGATGCTGCCGCCGCATCAATAGAGATGCTTATATTTAACCAGTCTGCAGTATCCAGCGAAACGATGGACTGGTACACCTTCGAGTCCACAGTCGAGTCGCTGACTTCTGAAGAAGATTTTTTCGTAGATACAGAGAACGGGTTGGATCAGTCACAGGCGGGGATGGTACATGGCGACTGGTACATGATGTATGTTCGCGCCCTGTATACTAGTAATGATTCTAGTGCTGCCGACTTTAATCAGTACAGGGTTGCAATCGGCGGCGTTGAAGTGGTTGGCTCGCAAGACTCGCAGTCAAATCCGACAGGTGCTGGTCCCGGCGACAAGCACGGCAGCCCATACGGTTATCTCGGTTTTTTCCAAGCGGATACTGCTGGGGGGAATATCACAACGCAACACAAGTCAGCAGTAGTCGCTGGCGGATCAGTTGGCAACATAGTTCCCAAAGAGACGGCGCTCATCCTTAACTTGTCGTCGCATATACCGAATCACCAAAGGGCTGCTTCTGCCGTTCTTTGGGAGATCGACCACACAGAGACTTTCCAAACATCTGACACTCACGTTGCCGTGGGTGCAGGTGATTGGCTTGTTATGGTCGGTATGAGATGCCAAGGGTTTAATGGTCTCGTTTCCCCGCAACTTGCTATTCATGATGGCACTAGAGATTGGCTGGTGGCTAGTAATCGCGCTGCGGGCGGCAGCGGTGACGATCTTGTTGTTGCGGGCATGTATCTTTTTAAGGACTACGCAGGCGGCACCTTTACACTTCGAGCAATGTCTGGTGGGGCTATTGCTGATCTTGATGTTACGCACAGAAGAATAATCGCCATCCCGCTCAGCGATTTTTTAGAGTCTGCTGGAGTACAAGATACAAGTGATACGACAGTCTATGTAGCAGAACAATGGGAGGAATCTCCGGGGAGTGAATATACCGAGATTGTCCAGACATTGCCCCTGACTGTAGGTGCCAGCTCTAACTTTCTTGCCCTTGGCTGGAATACTCAGGAAATGGCTGGCACTAATCTCATGAGTGGATTTGAGCTAACTGAAACAGTCAATGGTGGTTCGGAGTCATCAGCCATTGGTTGGGACATAGCATATGTACATCGTAAGGGTACGGTGGTCGATTCCGATACGCCTGCGGTCGGTCAGTCGATGATTTCGGACGCTCGAACATACTCCGCTGACGATGAGGTCGTGATCAATATGAGGGCGCGAAATGTCACAGCCGCATTCGGTTCAAATGGTTGGCGCTATCACGGCATGGTGCTGCTCAGAATGAAGACTCTAATAGAAGAGCAGTTCACCGTTGGTGATCCGAGTTACGGGACTCGCATCGATGGGTTGACGACTCGTATAGCGTCAGCAGCAACTGACATCGATGGCACTCTGGATGTCGATGGTTTTGTAGTCATGCGCGATACCCTGAATGTGTTTGGAGCGGTGGACTTCGATAGCACGCTGAACGTCGATGGTGCGGCTACTGTTCATGGTCTTACTACATTAAACGCCGATGTTATCATCAATGACCAAGCGACAATCAATGCAACCGCAGGCAATACACCGCTTACCATTAGTGGCGACATGGGTGACGCGACGACGCCACTCGTTTTGTTTGACCAGTACAATATCCCCACGTCAACATCACGACGCATGTTTAGTTTTATAGAAAGTCCAAGCGATAAGGGCTGGTTCATTGATATGGCCCAGTTCATTGATGAAAATAATGAGTTCATCCTTGGTAACAACTATGGTAGTTCAATATCTCCAACCTTGCGCCTTACCTCTGGTGGAGAATTTGATCTCGCCAACGGTCGCTTTGTCATAACCGCTGATACTATTACCTTTGATGCGACTGACAGCATGGATGTAATTTTTGAGATTAGCGGGAACGATGGCGATACAGCGATACACTTGATTGCTGATGACGACAACGCTACGGAAACTCACAATCCATATATCTTCTTCTCGCAAGATGGCGGGGCAGTCCTTGGCAGCATTGGTATGAATTCCACTGACAAGGATTCGCGCAACAATGCGTTCACCGACATGCTGGAGAACGGCATCGCGATTCATGCTGAATACGTCACTGGCACGGTAGGCATGGGCGTGAACGGTCAGGTCGCGATGCGAATTCAGCCAGACAACAACATTGAGATCATGGTTGGTAAAGCCCTTACGTTTTTTGATTCGACCAACTCAGACACTGCGATATTTAACCATGATGATACGGACTTCAACACAGCCTTCACAGGCACGACCGATTGGAACATCACCGGTCTTTCTGGGTTCAATGTCGTCAATTATTTGTTCGACGTAGACCAGACGGTTGGAGCATCGCAAGATGGCGACGTGCTGACGTACAACAACGGCACCGGGCTTATTGCGCTCAAGCCGAAAACCTATGGCGGGATTTCTGTAACTGAGAACACCGACGCACTCACCCTTAATGTTTCAGCAGACGTACAAGTAACAGATTTCGACACTGACGATCCATCCAACAACACGACGCCAGAGAATGCTAATGATCACATCGTCATTGCTGATACTGGTGTCTATTTTGTCATGGCGAGCGTTGCTGTGAAAAACGCCGCTGGAGTTGGGCATGAGATTCATGTAGACGCTAGAAAGAATGATGGTGCCACTTTACTTTCTCCTGTCCATGCTCACAGGTCGCTGAGTTCTGGTAGTGATACTGGCTCAATAAGCCTCATGGGTCTTGTGGCTCTGACGGCAGCTGACACTGTTGAACTATGGGCTGGAACTGATTCTGCTACGGATAGGGACGTGACTTTTGAAGACGTTGCTATGTCCGTAATGAAAATAGGAGAATAAGATGGAATTTTTACTGGACAACGCGACAGGAATGATCATCGGCGCAGCAATTATCATGCTGCTCCCACCAAAGTACGAAGACTGGCTGAGAGGCTGGATCGTCACAGGATGGAATAAACTGACAAAGAAGGGGTAAAATGACTACCGTAAAGATCAGACCGGCTAAGCCCTTAGATGCGTCGAACATCGCTCGCTTGCTCATAGAGTGTCACGACGAAGGAAGCGCTTACCCACCAGTCGATCACGCCACTGGAATTCAGTGGATAACACAGACCCTGATCGATGGCTTTGTCATCGTAGCTGACGTGTCTGGAAGGCTGGTGGGGACTCTCGCTCTCACCAATTACCAATTTCCGTGGTCACCCAAGTGGTACATGTACTTGGAGTGGCTGTATGTGCAGAAGAAGTTTCGGAAAGGTGGGGCATTTGAGGCGCTCATTGAAGCCACTCACGCTTACGCAGACGAAAATGATGCACCTATAGTTGCTGGAGTGTCGGCAGCAGACAAGGATGTCTTTCTGAAAGACAAGATGTTTGAGCTGCACGGCTACCAGTACATAGGCGGCGACTTCATCAGGAGTGAATCTAGTGGGCGGCAGCGACAAGAAGAAAACCAAGACAACGTATGAGCCACCGAGTTGGGTGGAAGATGCCTCAAAGCAGGCAGTAGGTCTTGGTCGTAAAATTGGGAGTCAGCGGTATGAGGCGTATGGCGGGAAGCGCGTAGCTGGGTTGTCAGAGAACGAAAAAAGAGCCACGGCGATGGCTGGACATACCAGTGAACTTGGCGATCCTTATTTCAAGAAAGCCGGTGAGTACACTGAGCGCGGCACCCAGCAATTCACAGATGCCAATATGCAGGACTACATGAGTCCGTACATCAAGGGCGCACTGGACCCAGCTGCTCGTGAGATCAGGCAGGAAGGAGCAAGAGAGGCTAGTGCTCTTGATGCCAAGTCAGCGTCCATGAATGCTTTCGGTGGCAGCAGAGCGGCTCTCATGCAGTCTGAGAACCGCGAGAAGACACTCCAAGGCATCAGCGACCTGTACGGCGAAGGGTATGCAAGAGCATATGAAAGCGCTGTTGGCATCTGGGGAGATGAACGCGCCAGAGACATGCAGGCAGCTGGTCGGTTTCAAGACCTTGGTCAGGCGCGGATGAATGCGGCTGAGACCGACATCTCTACGCTGATGACAACCGGCGCTACCAATCGTGGTATTCAGCAGGCGCTGATGGATTTTGACTATCAGCAGTTTACGGAAAACAGGGACTGGGATTTTCGCAATCTTGCTGGCTTGATCGCCGCAATCGAAGGCACCAAAGGCTCTTACTCGACCACGCAAAAAACGACCAGCAGGGTGAAGAAGGACAACACTGCTGA